TCAGCACAAAGCCTCTATTGGTATAATGAAAAAGTTATTTATGGCTGGTTTTGCTGCTGGATTTATCCACAAACATAAACTACAAGCAGAAGAAGAATTACAAAAATGAGCCCTATGTATAATCCAGATGATTGGAGTGAAGAATTTGATATTGTACTAAAATATGAACCAATGAGTAGTAGTACTGTAAATAAAATATTAACACAATATAAACATGATGATATTTTAAATTATATCAAAGAACTCTGGAATTTAATTGATTACCAAAGAAAACTTATAAACGAACAAAATCAACAGATTGTTGCTTTCAAACATAAAGAAGCATGGAAAAGATATGATCTTCCAGAACAGTCTTTTAAAGTTTCTGTTGACAAATCTCCGAAATCTGGTAATATGAGTTGCTAGGAGATTATTTATGTTGTGGAGCGAAGTTAAAAAGTGGGCGAAAACTCATGGGTATGAGACTTTAAAGGATAAAGGAGATGAGGAAAAGGATGAACCAACACAATATTATTGGTCTAAAATAGATGATCCTAATGCTAGTGGTATCAGTCCAAGCGTGAGTAAATTAGCCAGAGATATATATAATCATATTACAGGTGATATATGGCTGGATCATCAAAAAGAGTACAAGGAAAAAAAAAGATAATGAAAGTAAAATTAGTTAGTGCAACCCCAAATGCAGAAAAAAATATAGCATATTGTGCTAGAGTGTCCAATCCAAACAATCAGGATTCAGATAATATATCCAAATTACTCAAGTATTGTATAGACCATCAGCATTGGAGTATTTTTGAGATGGCTTTTATGACTCTGGAAATTAATACTACTAGAGGAATTGCTGCTCAAATTTTACGTCATCGAAGTTTTACTTTTCAAGAATTTTCTCAACGATATGCTGATGCAAATCTTCTTTCAGAGGATATTCCTCTGTTTGAACTTCGTGGACAAGACCATAAGAATAGACAAAATAGTATTGAAAATGTGGATCGTAATATAGTTGTTAAATGGAATGTTCAAATTAGAGAACATTTTGCAAAGGCTAAAGCCTTGTATGATGGAATGATTAGTGATGGAATTGCTAAAGAGTGTGCTAGATTTGTTTTACCACTAGCCACTCCTACTAGACTTTATATGAGCGGTAGTATCAGATCATGGATTCATTATATTAATTTACGATCATCTAATGGTACTCAAAAAGAACACAGTATTATTGCTAATGACTGTAAAAGTATTTTTATCGAACAATTTCCTATTATCTCAGAATCATTAGGGTGGAAAAATGTTAGTTGATTTTATTCTATGGATGGTGGCTTTTTATTTAGGACTTAGTTTTGTAATAACAATTTTTGGTACTATTTTTATTATTAAGACCTTATATAATTTTCATAAAAAGGGTATGGATAAATGAAACGGTTTAATGTTACAGCAAAAGCATATGATCTTTGTTCTTCTAGTCCAAAACAAAGCATATTAATTTGTGATCATATTAATGCTGAAAATTCTGAGAAGGCAGAAAAATCATTTATTTCCAATTGTTTAATAGATGATATTACTGTGGAAAAAATCTACTCAGTAGAAGAAATTAAAGAGTCGTCTTGACTTTGGTCGATACTAGGGTATAATCTGGTCAAGGAGACTCTATTTATGCGTTTTGGCCTCTGCTGCATCTCATTAAAACTTAAAGATCAAGGCGTTGGTCATCAGACCATGACCTTTAAGCGTTTTAATAGTTTGCCAAGACAAGAAGCACTAACTATTCTTGGCGACCGTATTCTCAATAATCTTGTTACTACCCGCAAAACCATTGAGTTTTGTGCTGAGAACAACTATGTTTATCGTGTTAGTAGCGATATTTTTCCACTCATTACATATGATGAGGCTAATGTGTCTTTAGAAGATTTGCCTAATCATGATGATATTCAAGACGAATTTGACAATATTGCTCTAACAATTACTCATAATAATGTTCGTGTTAGTTGTCATCCTAGCGAATATAATTCATTATCAAGTTTATCTGAAAAGGTTGTTGAAAAAACAATTACAGAACTTAATTTCTACTCTAGTTTTTTTGACCGCATAGGACTTCCTGCTAATACCAATAGTCCTATGAATCTTCATGTTCACAATAACAATGGAACTAGAGAAGAAATCTCTCACAGATTTTATGAAAACTTCAAGCGTCTTGATGAGAACTGTCAAAAGCGTTTAACTATAGAAAACGATGACAAACTTAACTGCTGGAGTGTGCATGAATTAGTAAATATTTTTCATCCTATTACACGAATTCCTATTTGTTTTGACTATTTACATCACAAGTGTCATCCAAATAATTTATCAGAATGTGAAGCCATCAATATGTGCTATGATACATGGCAAACCACTCCACTATTTCATTACAGTGAAAGTCGAGAGGGTAATAATCCTCGCGCTCATGCTGAGTACGCATATAATAAATTTGAGACTTATGGTTTAGAGTTTGATGTTGATATGGAACTCAAAGGAAAAGATAATGCTATCGAAAAATATAATGAGATTCTAAAGGAGGTTGCCGTATGAGTGGATGGCTAATAGCATTTACAGGATTAATCTATTTATATGTGGCTTTAGAACAAGCCTATAAGGGAAATAGTGGTATGTTTATAGCATACACAGGATACGCATTTGCCAATATTGGCTTGTATATGTTAGCAAGTAAATAGGAGATACTCAATGAGCGATCTAAGAAATAGACCTGAACCAAAAAAAATAAAGATGCCTCCACTAGTTGACCGATCACAGGAATACGATATAATGGAGGGATACGAGCCAATCAACCACAACACTAATGAAACAAATAACCAAAACAATCCGCAGAGCGTACAACCAGTGGAATCCCTCAAAACTGATTAGATGTTATCATTTTGCTGGAGCGTTTGATGGGACCAAGTTGATTGGTTTTACTCAAAATAATCCTATTAAAACTCATGCTGGTGCTTATCGTATCGGAGAGAGTTTTAATCTGCCCAAATATAAAGAGCATCCATTTTACCATGCAGAAAGTCATCTAATTTCTAAGTTGCTGGATCAGTACAATTATATTGATCCTTCTTGGAATATTGTGGTGATGAGAATTAATCGCAAGGGTTTGATTCTTGGTAGTAAGCCTTGTGAAAATTGTGATAAACTTTTACAATCTGTTGGTTTAACTTCTATTTTTTATAGTAATGACGATGGTAGTTTTAGTGATAATTTTGGTGATATGGTTTATCACCCTGACTTGACAAATTCTTTGGCTAGTGTATAATTTCGCTATTGGAGGAACCTATGAATTGTATTTATTGTTATCATTCCATTCCAGACGAAAGATTAGAGTTTCTGATAGAAAATAATCGTCCTAAAACTTGCATTAATTGTTCTACTGAACAACGTGCTGTGGGATTTCTGTCGTATTCTCATAAAACAGCACCGGAACTGGTTGTAATAGCAGCAAACAATAAAGAATCTATTAGAAGGTGTGATCGCGTAAACAGGAGAGCAAGATGACTTGGCTAGATTTATATAACTATCTCAATAAACAAGCAAATCTTACCCAAAATATGGGAGAATTCAACTGGCAAGATCAGGTAATAGTTTATGATACTTGGAATATGAAAGAGTATAATTGTGATGGGTTAAACTGGATCGCAGAACAAACAAATAATAAAGACCGCTATTGCCTAATTATTAATACATCACTGGAGCAACCATAATGGATCTTGAAATTGAAAGCCTATTATTTAAGCAAGTTGAGAAGCCAAAAAATTATTTGATGACTAAGATTATTAACGTGTGGGAAAATCGGTATCGTATCAATGTTTATATAGAAATTGAAGAAGATAATCTCATCAAGAAGCGTATACACAGCAGTTATTTTTGTCATTATAATCCTGGCAAACTAACTATTTTTCCAGATAAAGATAAAGGACGTTACAATGAATCCAGAACTCAGTGCTAAATTAGTATCTAAATATCCAGAACAATTTACTCTTACTCAATATATCGAATGTGATGATGGTTGGTATGATCTTTTAGATAGATTATGCTATACTATTCAATCTCATATTGATCATAGAAAAAAAACAGAAGAACCTTTACAGAATTTTCAGTGGTCACAAATTAAAGAAAAGTTTGGTGGATTAAGAGCCTATTCTTATGGTGCAGATTCTTATATTCGTGGATTAATTACTATGGCAGAAAGTATGAGTTACAGCATTTGTGAAATTTCTGGAGAAAAAGGAAAGTTGCGTAAACAAAGAATTGGAGAAAATGGAGAACCAGTTCGTGCATGGATAAAAACCCTGTCAGATATTGAGGCACAAAAGGAGGGAT